GGTGGATTACCAACTAGTTCTTCAGAAAAAAAAATACATGAAGATTTTAAAATACCATTAATTAATAACATAAAAATAAATGAAGGGGAAAGATCTAATATTAGATGGAATGATTTTTATGGTAATTTAATATCAACAGATAATCGGTCAAGAGGATCAGATGGTATATTATTTATTGGACAAGATTTATTAGATATAGTACAAGCAAAACCATATGAAATTAAACTAATTATTCGAGCACATCAAGATGGAGATTTTAATACTAAATTAATATTACCTTTGAAAACATAAAATATTTTTTTTGAGAAATTATTATTATAAATATTTTTGTTATGAAAATTAAATTTATTATTATAAATTTAATTTATTTATAATATTATAAATGTCAAATAATAATCAAAATTTTATTGATTTGAAAGTTAATGGAAGATTATTTCCATTATGGGTACTATATAATTTTAAAAAATATAAATTACCTCCAATTGAAAAGGCAAATGGTAGTGATCCATGTAATTATAAGCAAGATGGTCAAGAATTTGAATTTCGTGCTTATCAAAAATTTTTAGCTTCTTTTTTAGATTATCGTTCTCCATTTAGAGATATCCTTATTTATCATGGTTTAGGTTCTGGAAAAACTGCATCAACTATTAATATATATAATGTTTTATATAATTATACACCTGCATGGAATGTTTTTATATTATTAAAAGCTTCTTTAAGAGGTACCTGGCTAAAAGAATTACAAACTGTTTTATCAAAAGATGATAATTCCGCCAGAATGTCTAATATAAAATTTATTCATTATGATGCTCCGAATGCAGATAAAAATTTTATACAAGCAATGAAAGAAGCAGATAGTTCTAAAAAACCATTATATATAATTGAAGAAGCACATAATTTTATAAGAAATGTTTATAATAATTTAACATCAAAAAAAGGTAAGCGTGCTCAAATTATATATGATTATATTATTCAAGAAAAAAAAGAAAATGATCAAGCCAGAGTTATTTTATTATCAGGTACTCCAGCAGTAAATTCTCCATATGAATTAGCATTAATTTTTAATTTATTAAGACCAGATACTTTTCCAAAAAATGAGAATAAATTTAATGATATATATATAAGTTCTGGAGGTGTTAAATCATTAAATGCATCTACAAAAAATATGTTTCAAAGAAGAACACTCGGTTTAGTTTCATATTATATGGGAGCAACTAAGGATTTTTTTGCAGAAAAAAAAATAATGTATAAAAATTTAGTAATGGATGAATATCATCAAGAAATATATGAAGTTTATGAATCTATAGAAGCAAAATTAGAAGCACAAAAATTAAAAAATAGAACCCAAGATAAAACCTATAAAACTTATACTAGACAAGCATGTAATTTTGTTTTCCCATATATTTCAGAAAAAATAAATGGTGAAAAACGTCCAAGACCAGGACAATTTAGAGTAAATGAATTAGATGGTGCTAGAATTTTAGAAGGCAGATCAGAAAAATTAAAAGAAGCATTATTAAATAAAGAATACGTTAAAGATGTCGAATTATATTTAGCAACAATTAATGATTTTGTAAATCAAACAGAAGAATATTTTGATAGAATAAATGAAAATGATATTAAGAAAAAAAATACAATTCTAGATGATATTGAGATATTTAAAACAACTTATAAATATAAATTTGCAGATTTTATGAAAGAATATAAAAATAAATCTGGATTATTTAAAGCATTATATGCATGCTCTTGTAAATTTACATCTGTTTTATTTTATGCTCAAAAAAGTAAAGGTCCAATTTTAATCTTCTCAAATTATGTAAAAATGGAAGGATTACAAATTTTTAAAATTTATCTTAAATATATTGGAGTAAAAGAATTTGGTTCTGAAAATACAGAAGATTTTCAAAGATATTCAGAATTCCATGGTGATATTGATATGAGTATAAGAGTTAAAAATATTGAAGTATTTAATCAACCTGAAAATAAATATGGAAGAAATATTAAATTTATATTATTAGCTCCAGCTGGAGCAGAAGGTATTCAATTATTCAATATTAGACAAATTCATGTTATGGATCCATATTGGAATGAAGTTCGTATTGAACAATTAATTGGCCGCGGTATTCGTCAATGTGGTCACAAAAATTTACCTATGGATGAACGTAAAGTTGATGTTTATAGATATAAGGCTGTTAGAGCAAATGAAAAAAAAACAACTGATGAAGAAGTTGAAGAATTAGCTAAAGAAAAACAAACTTTAATTGATTCATTTTTAAAATCAATTAAAGAAATAGCAGTTGATTGTGAATTATTTAAGACTCATAATATGGTTGATGAAAGTTATAATTGTTTTCAATTTAATGAAAAATCTTTATTTGATGAATATGTTGGACCAGCGTATAGAGAAGATGTAGAAGATGATATTAAATTTAATAATGGTTTATATTCATCAAATTCTGAAATAAAAAGAATTAAAGTCATTAAAATAGAAGGTGTTGAGCGAATAGATGAAAATAATTTTGAAAATAAAAAATTTTATTGGTATTATCCAGATTCACATGTAGTTTATGATTATGAATTAGATTTTCCTATAGGAAAAATTAAACTTATTGATGGAAATCCTGAAAAATTAGATGATTCAACTTATATTGTAAGTCAAATAATAAATATTCCAAAATTAAAAAATGTTATTTAAATAAATTATTTTTTTTATTATTTTTGAAATTTATAAGCAAATCTTTAGTAAAAGATTTTCTTGAAAATTTCATTATTTTTTTCATTATTTTTGAAATTTATAAGCAAATCTTTAGTAAAAGATTTTCTTATCAATATCAGTTTCATAAACTCCAATTTTAAACATTAATGTTAATTGGAAATCTCTATAATAAGGATGTCTAATATATGATATACTATCATTATATACTGTTGTTGCAGAAGGATTATCAGTTGTAGATAGTGTATCTTTTGTTGAATCAACAATATCTATATGTTGACCACTAATTATTGGATTTGCAAAACTATCACTTAATGTTATTGTTAAATTTTTAATTTCTCCTAATTTTGCATTCTTAAAAATTTTATCAACAAAATGATTATCACCATAAAAGTATTTATCAGTTACATAATCTGGATATAAATAATTATATTGATTTTTTCCAGATGTTGAATTTTGTGTATTATCTGTAATTTCATCTAAATTAATCATTGTATATCTATCTTTTGATAAATCTTTTGTTTTATCTATTTCATATCTAGTTGTTATAGTTTGACTAACTATATCATTATATTTTATTTCATATGCATAAGATGATCTACTATAGACTATATTAAATTTAGCATTAACATTTGTTGGAGATATAGCTGTGTATGCAACAAATTGTACAACATAAACAATAGTTGATGGAGGTGGAGGTGTATATGTATATTCATATATATATTTTTGAAATTGTGTTGATGTATATTCATGGTTATGAATACTGTCTATAATTCGTTTAATAATTTCTTTTTCATCATCACTACCCAATTGAGGGGTTGCTCCCTTATCTTCAGTTTTAATTAATGAATAGTATCTTGGTAATGTTGCAGTTTCTAATCTCAAATATTTAATATTTTCAAATGATCTTAAAATTTTAAGATCAGCAGTTCCACTTGCAGCTTTTTTCTTTCCATCTGTACCAGTTATATATCCTGGATCTCCAGCATTAAATAAAACTCTTAAAGAAAATTGATTTGGATAATATTGTGGATTTCTATCGGCTGAATCTATATTTACTATAAATTCATTTAATACATCTACTTGTGGTTTTTTTTCATTAATATTTTTAAATACAACATCAGATTGTCCAAATTCATCTAATGGTGTATATGGAGCATGAATTATTGTTTTTTCATTTCTTTCATCTTTTGAAGTTACATTATCATTTACAACATCAAATTCTCTATTTAACATATAATCTACAGTTTTGTCTATCATAGCTTTTCTTGGGATTCTATCAACATCCATATCTAATTGATTATATTCATTTGATTTATAATCAGAATTTCTATATACTTGTGTAGGTACTATTGGTACTCTATCACGCTGTTGACCATGAGTAAAAACAGTTCCAGTGGGAAAATTTATTTCACCTTTATTAATTGCTTCTTTTCTTTTATCATATGTAACTTCTTGATCTAAATCATTATATGGAGTAGCTTCATATGTTGATCCTTTATATAAATCTTTAGAATTAATTGGTACACGATCTCTTTCAGAATTATGAGTAAAAACATCCCCAGTATTTTTTCTTTCATAAACTACTTCATTATTTAATTCAATTTTTGGCATTTCTAATGATCGTGCTCTTCTCAAAACTTTTGAAACTGGAGAATCTTCATCTGATTCGGATGAAGGTTTTTGATCGGGATAATAAATTTTACGATTATCTCTATTTTCAGAAGATCTTCTAATTTTGGTTTCATCTTGAAATTTTTCTTTACGATTCTTTTTTACTTTATCTTTTTCATTTAGTAAGACATCAGATGGATAAACATTTCCTCTATTTGGAGCATATTTAAATGAAGTACCATTATTATTTTCAATAACAGCATTTCGTTGATCTTTATAATTATTTATTTCTGAATTAGGATATAATTCTTTGCGATTATCAATTTCATATACTATATCATTATTTTTACTTTTTAATCTTTTATTATCAGGTGTTGGAACTGCGTATCTTCTTTGTTGTTCTTTTAATAAATTATCATCTCTAGTTAATTTTAATGATTTAGGATCATTTACATTTCCTCTATATAATTCCATTGGATCATGATAACCATTTATATTTACATCTGTATTTAATGATCGTTCAAAAATTTTATCATTGCAATTTATATTTTTCATTAATATATTAACATCTTTTTCTATTAAATTTAAATTATTCCTTAAATTTGAATTCATATATTTAAATTATAAAAATAATTTATAATTATAACTAATAAAAAAAATATATAATAATATATGGAGAAACAAAAAGGAAGTTCACTCAATCATAATTTAAGATGTGCTGCCAATTTAGAATATATTGAGGGCTCTTGCTTAAGTACAGATGAATTAAAAGCATTAGCTCTCATATATAATAATGCTATTAAAAATAAAAAAATAACTGGTAATGATATTAAATTAGTTCATAATAAAGAATTTTTATTAAAAGAACTTGATAAAAGATTTAAATCATGTAAAGGAGAACAATTATGTTGGTTAAAACAAGATTTTATTGAAGCAACAAAAGATTTTGATCCAGATGATTTTTTTAGACCAGATGGTACTGATGGTAAAAGAGATTGGTTAAGTGATCTTAATATCCAACAAGCAATGACACAAATGGAAAAAAAATTTGAGGATTATTTATTTTTAGGAGCAGTTCCAATTGATTTTTATGAAATAAATTATAAAAATATAGCTAAAATAAATTTTGATGATTTATTAGTTAATGGTAGTAAACAAAAAAACAAAGAAATGATGGAATATAATTTAAATAAATTTTATTATAATAATATTCTATTAATTCAAGAAATATATAAAATTAATAAAAAAAAATAATTTATAAATTTTGATACATTTTATATGGATGTAAATAAAAAATTAGATAATTTAAATAAAATGATTGTAAATTTAGAAAAAAAATTTAATTCACAAAATTATCCTATTGAATTTATTAATATAATTAATAAACAATATCCAAATTTAGCAGCTGATTTTATAGATCAAATAAATCAAATAAAAAATAAAAAATATCCAATTAAAAAAATTGGAATAGTACCTAATTTAGATGAACACTGGAAAGGAGGATCTCATTGGGTTTCTTTATTTATTAATTTAGAAACTGGTCAAATATATTTTTTTGATTCATATGGATATAGACCTGATAAAAGAATAAGATCGTTTTTAAAAATAATTGCAGAATGGAAATATAAAAAAGATACTGGTAAAACATTAAATTTTGATGCAGATAATTATATGAAAGGATCTTCTAAAGAAAAAAATGAGATTGAAAAAAAATATGATATTAGATATAGTGAAATAAGAAATCAATATAAAAATTCGGAATGTGGTGTATATTCAATGAATTTTATTATTAGATTGTTACATAATGCAAATTTTGATAATATTATTTCAAATGAAGTCCCAGATGATACAATTAATAAATGTAGAGAAATATATTTTAATAATCAAGATATAAATACTGATAAATTTAATTTACATGATGATGGTAATAAAATAACAGTTAAAAGAGGAAAAGGATATATTTGTGAATAAATATATTATAAATTATTTTTATATAATTTATAATATGAGTAGTAATTATGATAAATTATTAAAGAATATATTTAAATATCTTGATAAACATAAAAAAACAATTGATGAAACATTTAAATTAATGATAATCGATTTATTAACTGAAACTAACATTGATTATAATATTTTTAAAAAAATATTAAAAGGAGCATATGTTATTATAATAGATAATGGTTATTTTTATAATAGATGGATTAAATATCATAAAAAAAATTTAAAAGAATGTAATAAAACTGTTGAACCATTATTTATTGGTAGTTCACATTATTCATGTGATAAGCAATATAGATTAGGTAATGGTGTTATTTATGATACTTATGGAAATTTTACCAATACATTTGATTTTTTATTAGGTACAAATTGTTTACAGTCAAAATGTAAAAAATTAGGTAAAAGTAATAATAGTTGTCATACGTGGTTTCAATTAGAAAAATCAAGATTATCTACTCTAATTAGTTATTTAGAACATTTTATTGATTATGTAAATTATTATATAAAAGGAAAAAATATTGGTCCATTTGGGGAATCTGAACATACTGAAACAAATAATCCAATTATTATAAAATTAAAGAAGGCATATCGTTAATCTTATCTTCGGATAATGCAGAAATTAAAGGAGTTGGTAAAGATTTGATTATTGGTGTTGATAATATTAATGTTTCATTCATATTATTTTTATCGTATGGATTTAATAATTCTTTTAATTTTTTATCTTCATTAAATTTAGAAATTATTTTAGATTTACATGAATCACAGTAAATAGTATAATCATTATTATTATTTTTATCATTTGTAATTTTTATTTTCATTTCATCTTTACAATCAATATATCTAATTATATATAATTTATAATATGAATTCCATTCATCTTCATCAATACCTTTTTGACATTCACCACATGTTTCATCAATATTTATTTTATTTAAATACCATTTAAGTCTAATATCAATTATACCTAAATTTTGTTTATTTTTTAGAAAAATATTTTCTGGCGAACTTGGAGGTGTTAATGCTGCTTCTAAATAACTTTTCTTTGTTATATTTTGATTCATATATAATATTACAAATTATAACTTTTATTAACTATATTATATTTTTATTCTTTTTATAAATTCATTTTTTTTGAAATATTTGTTAATAAATCACCATCATCCGTATCTAAATTAGATTCAGACGATTCATTTTTTTTAGTTTGTCTTATGCTATCATTTGATAGAATATTATTATTCATTATAATATTAAATTCTAATAAATATGGATTTTCTGGAATATATATTTTACCATCTAGTTTAACTTCAATTTCAAATTTATTTATATTTTCAAATTGCACTTCTTTAGAAAATTTATGAATTTTTTCTCCAATTAAGAATTCGGCAAATGGTTCACTCGAAATATTTTTTATAAAAATTTGAATTAGTTTTTCTGTTTGTATATTATATTTTTTATCTGCAATATATCTATTTTTATCACCAATTATTTTAATAAATCCAAGTAATGGTAATAAATTATTTTCATATTCTTTATCTAAATATAATTTAATTCTATTATTTTTTTCAGATTTAATCATTATTTTACCTTTAATTATACTAAAATATATTCCAATATGATTTGTTATTTTATTTAATATTTCTATTAATCCTAATATATCATACGTATCTTCTGGTACTGTTATTACTTTTAATTTATTTGAATTTATGTATATTTCATCAATACAATCTTCATATTCTGTTGAAATTGTAAAATTATCTGTATTTTCATTATTATCAATTATAGAAAAATATAATTTATTATTATTGTTATTTATATTTTTGTCATCATATGTAATATTATAATTGGTTAATTCAATACCGATTATATTTTTATAATTATTATCTAAACTATAATTAAATTTTCCTGAGCTTGCCTTAATAACAAAAGATTTTTCATTCATATTTTGGATTTTTCCTAATTTTTTCATTTTTTGTTCTAATTCATTTTCTTTTTGTTTTATTATATTTTCTCTTTCTTGAATAATTTGTTGATGTTTTTCTAATTGTAAAGTCATATTTTGTAATCTTGATAATTCTCCTAAAATTTCTTCTTTTTTATTTTCTAATAAACTTAATTTTACATCAGTATTTTCAGAACCATTATTCATATATTTTATTTGTTGGTTTTGGACATCTTTTAATTTTTCTAATAATAATCCAATAGTTTCCTCATATTCTATTATTTTACTATTTACATTATTATTTTGATTATTTTGATTATTTTGATTAGGTGGTCTTTGATTAGAATTTCTTTGTTGATTTTTTTCAATTTCTAATCTTTTTCGTTGATTTTCTAATTCATTGATTCTTTCATAATCATCATCATCATTATTAAATGATACTTGTTTTTTATTTTGAGTATCTTTATTTTGAAGATTTTTATTTTGAGAATTTTTATTATTATCTTGAGTACTTTTTGAATCTAATGCCGATCTTTCTGCTTCAAATTGTTTTAATTTTTGTGCAAGTGGTATATTTTCATCAATATTAAATTTACTTGGATTAATTCCAGTATTCCATTGATTCATATCCATATTACCTTCAAATTGTATTCCACCACTTCCATCTAATGTATCATAATTATTTTCTAAATCATTTGCTGATCCAAAATTAAAATTATCTTTAGATATATTATTTCCTGGAGTTCCTTTTGCTCTAGGATCTGATTGTTTCAAAAAATCATTTGCTGAGATTGGTTTTTCATTTGATGATTTATTAAATAATTGTTTAGTATTTGTTCTATCATCAGTATTTTTATTTTGTCGAGCATATTTATTTAAATTTGCACCTCCATCACCTTTTAACTCAGGAGGAGTTGATGGTCTTCTATTATTTGTACTAAAATTTCGATCATCTTGTAATTGTTTATATCGGTCATCTATATTTTCTGTAAAATCACTTTTCTTTCCTGCAAATTGATCTTGAGGATCAAATCTGCCTTGAAAATTATTTTGTTGTCTTGGTTGAATATTAAAACTATCATTAAATGATGCAAACTTATCATCTGCATTTGAACTTCTTAAATCTAATACATTTTTGTTTTTTCCACTCATTTGCCGATCTCTATCAAATTTATTATCTTGTTCAAAATTTTCATTATTTGATTTATCATTATTAATATCATTATAAATTATTGAATATGTATTATTTATATATTGTCTTAAAATATCCTTTAAATTATTTGAATTTACTCTTTGTAAATCAATATTTTTATATACTTGATTCATTACATAATTTATTTTTTTTATTAAAATTGTTTTTGTATTATTATTCAAGTCCAAATTTAATTTACTGACTAATTTTTTATATATTAATCCAATTATTTGATTATTAATAAATCTTTCCTTCATAATACATTTATCTAAATATTTTTTTATATTATAACTTATTATATAATATGGAATTTTTTTTAAATCAAGTTACTGACGTAGGTACAAGGATAACTTGGACTGATAAAAAATTTAGAAGGTTTTTATTTGAATTAAAAGATTTAATGGATTTTAAAGGAGAAATTAATAATAATTGGGGAATGTATTCATTATATATACATTCAAATGGTAGAACTATGAAAGATTTTATTGAAAGATTATGTCAATATGGTATTAATATTGATAGTGCTGATAGAAATATATTAGCTTTTCCAAATCCATTTCAATTTAATATTATTTTTAATGGAAATAAATATAGTAATGGTCCAGTTATACAAAAAAAATATAAGGATATTAAATATATTAAATTAGAAACATTAACATTGCCCGATAATTATACAATTAAAAAAGAATTAATACCACTTCCAAATGCAACATATACAACTTTAAAGAATTATTTTGATTCTAATTATAAAATTTTAAATAATAATGATATTTATCCAAATCCAATAGTAAGTGGACAACCTTATTATAGATTAGTTAGCGTATCAGTAAAATGGAGTATTTCATTTACAATAAATAAATTAAAATATACATTTAACGAATCTGGATATACATTAAATGAAAATGATAAATTAACTAAGGATGATTATAATACAATTTATTTATATTTGAAAAAAAATTATTATAATGTTACTCTTGGTAATTTAAATATATCATCATTTACAATTAATATAACTGAAATTAATATATATTGGATAATTAATTATATAATTAATGATGATCCTTCAATAGTATATGAAATTGATATGGATGGATTATATAATAAATATTATATAGATACATCAAAAAAAATGTCAGATGATAGAATGTTTTATGTATACATACCAGAAATAAAATCAAATAATTATACAACTGCTCAACAAAATGTTACATTTTTTGTTCAACCAACCGGTACTAATTCTCAAATAAATAATAATAATATTTTATTAAATAATATATACCCAACATTTTTATTTTATAAGGACTCATTATTAGAAAATGCAACTAAATATACTGTAAAAATTTATAATAAATATGGCGAAATATATAAAACTGATAATTTAGATTATAATGCTAATATTGCTGCATGTGATTGTCAAACTCATATTGATTATTCATGTAAATGTACCTATATAAGAAATCCTTATTATGTTAATTTACAAGTTTCACTACAGTTTAAATTTGGTACATTTGAAGATGATTTATATAAAGAATTATTAAATCCTCATCCAAGACAAGGATAAATGAAAATTAAATTGTATTGATGGTATTTAGAGCTTTGTTTGCTCTGCATGCCAAATTGCAAATGTCTTGGGTTCAGGAGTAGCATTATAAACCCAACCCATACATTTTTCAAGGTTTTCTCGGACAACCTTTAGTGATTGACGATTATATAGTTTCGGAATACCATCCGATCCATCATATATAGGTACCATGATATCCGGCTCATGCCCATCACTTACTGGAACACCGATAATCTTTCCATCTCGGTAAATAACCTTCTGAGGGCCAAGAGGAGAAACCTTACTTGAAAGTGTCTTTGCAACTGATAGTGTCTCAGTATGGCCATCTTCATACATGTAAGTTTGTTGGTTAGCCTTAGCAGTGAAATCTAGTCTACCACGTTCATTACCGCGTTGATGCCAATTACCACCAATACCAAAGAGAATACAAGCACTCCATCCTGCAGACCATAACTTGTCACGAACCTCACGAACATCATATCGTGTTAAACTATCACCATAAATTATTCCTAACCAGAAAGGTAATTCCCAGAAACCCATTGCATTCATTTGACATTGTAGTTCGGGAGGAAGATCTGATGTGTTAGCTCTAATAAGCTCAAACTGAAATGCAATTGAATCACCATGAGATAGTTTTGTGCCAGCTTTTCCAAATACTCCATCTTCCTTGAGAATAATCTTGGAATCCGGTCGAAGAGTTGTCTTCGTAAATTGAATCTTATTACCTTCTTGCCAACACTTAATCATCAGATCACGTTCAGGACCATTTTGAGTGACTCGATTTAAGAATGCAATCGGGTCACTAGTATCAGTTGGACATGCAAA